GGGGGCGGGGGTGCGTGCATGATGGGTCTCCCGTTGCGGGTGAAGGGGGAGCCGCGCGTTGCGCGCGGTCGAGCAAAGGCCGTGCGACCCTGGCCGCATGTGGACTTTCGAACCGCATCCCGAGCGGGGATGGTTTGCCATCTGCAAGACCGGCTACCGGTCGTGGTTCGCCACTGAGGCCAAGGCACGACGCTTTGCGGCAGCACGGCCTCACGGCATCGTGAGGCCGCAGCCACGCGGCGGTCAGACGATGTAGCCGTTGCGACGGAGCAGCCGGATGGCGTGGTCCCGGTCGCCGTCGGCCTGGCGGTAGATCTCCTCCGGCATGAGCCGGGGGGCCTCGGCGCCGCGGAGCCGCACCAGCTGCTCGCGGCCGGTGCGGGTGCGGCGGGTGAACTCCGCGGCGACTCGCGTGCGGCCGCCGCGGGGCGCGGTCAGCGCGGTGGGGTCGCCGGTGATGAGCCGGGCCCCGGCGATGCCGCGGCGGGTGGTGCCCTCCCGGGTCGCAGCCACAGTGCGGCCGTATGCCTTCGCGGTGGCCATGCCGCGCCGGGCGTTGACCACCTGGGCGATGTCGGCGCCGGCCGCGATGGCGTCCACCCCGGCAGCGCCGAACGCTTTGCGCTGCTGCGCCGGTGTCATCTGCTCGAACAGCTGATGCGGGGAAGCCAGCTCCCAGGTGTCGCCAGGGCGGCGCGGTGCGAGCGTGCAGTCACATCGCGGGTGGCGCAGGAACCCGTCGCTGATGCTGTACTCGCGGCCGGCCAGGATGATGCACCGCGCGCACGCGGGCAGGTGCACCACGCGCACGTAGGTGACCACCCGGGGGCGGGCGATCATCCCGGCCATGTCCGCGATCCGCCCGGCATCCGCGATCAGCGTGCGGGTGGCCATCTCCAGGAACGCGGCCCCCGACACGATCGACAGCGCGGTGCTGAAACCGCGCCTGATGCGGTTCAGCGCGATCAGCAGCGGATACACCAGCGGCACCGACAGGTCGCCCGTCGCGGCCGCCGCCGCCTCCGGGCTCACGGCGCCCTCGCCCGCGCCGGCCGTCTGCGTCAGCCAGGGCTCGGCCGTGGCCGCGGCGGCCAGCTGCCCAGCTCGGATCAGCTCGGCCGCCAGCACCGCCCGCGCCAGCCACGATCCCTCAAGGTCGTCCGGATCGACGCCGCTCCACACCGCCCGCACCGCAGCCGCCGTCGTCGCGGCCAGCGCGGCACGTTCGGCCTGGTGCGCCTCGTCGACCGCGGGCACCGTCATGCCAGCACCTCGTCCGGCTCAACCTCCACGTCGACGTCCGGGCCGCCGTCGGGTGCCGGACGCTGGGCGAGCATGGCGGTGGCGGCGGCCACCGGGTCCATCTCCGCTTCCCGTTCGCGCATGGCGACGACGTCGGCCACCTCGGTTGGGGTGAGGCCGTAGCGCAGGGCCAGCCACTCGAAGGGGAACCCCAGATCCTTCAGCTTCACCAAGGCATCGGCCAGCTGCGCGTAGGAGCGGGACTCGGAATCCGCCCACAGCACGCTGCCGGCGCGCATGGCCTTGGCCTTGTCGTCCTCGCCCCGGGCGAGGAGGATCAGGCGGGCGACCTCGCGCAGGGCCTGCCCGTACCAGAGCTTCTTCTCATCGACCCGCTTCACGAGACCGGTCTCGGCAGCCAGCAGCGCGTCGCCGGACAGGTTGGCCATCCGCCCGATCAAGTAGTGCTGCGGTGTGCGGGTCTGGGCTGCGAGGTGGCCTACGGCGACCTCAATGATCTGCGTGTACGCGGCGAGGTTCGCGGCCTGCCACTCCGCGATCTTCGCGTCTTTGCCGGTGATCCACAGCACCCGTTCCACGGCGAACTTCTGCAGGTCCACCGGCTCCTTGCCGATGATCTCCCCGGCCGCGTTCAGCTTCGGGATCATCGGCCGCTCGGCGCCCATGACCACCCGCTGCGGGAAGGACGCATAGTCGGAGGCGGTGAACATCTGCGCCCACAACAAGTTGATGGCGTCCTGCATCGCCACCACACCCGCCACGTCACTGATCGGGTCGGCCACCAGCATCGGCTTGTTGGGCAGCTCCACCAGCGGCACCACACCCATCGGGTTCGGCTGAGGGTTCGGCTCCGGGTCCGGGCCGTCGTCCATCGGCCGCGGCCGCCACCGGCGCAGCTCCTCGTCGATGTCGCTCTCCTGCGCGCTCTTGTCCCGCATCCCGAGCTGAGGGCGCTGGAACTTCCACACCTCCTCGGGCAGGTACAGGGTGGCGTAGTCGTAGCCGCCGTCCTGCCACCGCTTCAGCCCGGCCCGCCGGCGGCGCCGGGAGCCGGCCTCGTAGGTGACGATGCACTGCGTGGCGTCCTCGAACGTCACGACGGGGGTGTCCTCGTCGTCCGGGTCGCCCCACACCAGCGCGAACGCCCGGCCGCCGACGACGGAGCCGAGGAAACCCAGCTGGCTGTCGGTGTCCAGGCCGTTGACCTGCCACACCCGCCACAGTTCCTCGTCGGCGCGCTCCTCGCCCGCGGCCTTGAAGCCGGTCACCGTCAGCCGCTCCACGGGGGAGTCGGCCACGACCTGCACCCAGTTGTCGGAGAAGTCGCGGTAGCGGTCGCCGTGGAACTTCGCGAACTCCTCGGACGCGAACTTCAGCGGCTGCTCGCCCCGGTAGTAGGCGTTGTTCCGGTCGATGCCGAAGCGCCGGCGCAGCAGCTCCGCCTCCATGAGGGACACCAGCCGCAGCGCCTCTTCCAGCGTGGCCATACGCGCCTCCCCTCATGCGGAGTAGAAGTAGGACTCTTCTTTCTCGGCCAGCCCCGCGGCGATCACGTCGCCGAGGGCCTCGTGCGCCAGCACGCTGGCGACACAGGCGTCGATCTTCTGGGCGGGGCTGGCCTTGCGCAGGACGTACAGCCCGGAGGGGCGTTCGGCCTGGCGCGTGTTGGCCACGTGCGCCTCGGTGATCGGACAGCCGTCGTGCGTGAACGACGCCGCCCGTGACCCCTCGGCGGTGTTCCGCTTGACCACGTCGGTCTTCAGCCGCTCCGCCGCGGCGTGCATCTGCAGCATCCGGCGCGTGTACCAGCGGATCACCCGCTCCTCGCCGTACAGGTCCACCCACTCGTCAACCTCGGTGTCCCAGTACGGGGGGTCCGCGTACAGCCGGACCACGTCGTAGCGGTTCATCAGCTGGTCCATCGCGGCGCGGACCTCCGCGCGCGGGACCTGGCCGCCGTAGTCGGCCGGATTCCAGATGGTCGGCTCGTCGTTCGCCCCGTACACCGGGGTGAACTGGTAGCCGTCCATCGTCTCGGCGCGGATCGCCGTCCAGTCGTCCATGTCCGAGCCGTCGAACCCGAGCACGATCCGCGTGAACGGCCGCACCCGCCGCGGCTTGGCCTTGGCCGCCCACTTCGTCCCGTCCAGCCACCCAGCCGACCCGGCCACGCACCGGTTACCGAAGAACCTCTCGGCCTGCGCCGGATCCTTCTCCATGATCTCGGCGGCCTCCGCCTCGATCGCATCCAGGTCCACGTGCGCCGACCCGGCGTACACGATGGCGTGGATCTTCCGCCGGTCCCGCTTGTTGCCGTAGGACAGCGTCTTGGGCGCCTGCGGGTGGTACTTGAAGATGTCGCGCGCCTTGGACTCACTGGTGCGCTGCGCCACCGAATCCTCGGACGGGTCCCACCCGTTCGTCGTCTCCATCGAGCGGCCACCCATACCGGCCAGGCCTCGGCGCTGGGTCTCTGCGACCCGGCGCAGCTTGTTCGCCGTGGTCCACAGGCCCGTCTCGTCCTGGTTGGCGAACGTGATCGGGTTGCCCAGCCGGGACATCGCCGACGAGGTCACCGTGTCGATGCGACCTGCATCCCCGACCCGGGTGAACTCCTCACCGACCCGCATGAACTCCGACAGCGGCCCGAGCTTCACCATGTTGCGCAGCGGCCGGTAGACGTTGTCGACCTGGTCCTCGGCCGTGGCCACCAGCTGGATCAGCGGCGTAGGCCACGGCACGCCCATCGGCTCACCCGGCTCGTACTGGTACCACCAGCCGCAGCCACAACCGTGCTCGGAGCACCGGTAGACCTCGCCCCCGCGGGCCCAGCCTGCGAACACCACCGGCCCGGCGGCCTCCGCCAGGGTGATGGTCGCCGACCACGGACCCTTGCCGGTCTTCTGCGGGGCGACGATCTGAGAGCGCCGGTAGTGGAACGCCGGCGCCAGCTGGCCCACGGTCGCCCCCGGGCGGACCCGGTAGTGGTTGACCGTGCACCACAGCTGCCACGGGTACAGCTCCAGGTCCTCGCCCGCGCGGAACCCGTCCGGCACGGGGCAGTGCGCTTCGATCCAGTCCGGGACGACCCACAGGGTCGGGAAGTCGACAACGAACTCGGCGACGTCAGGTGCCTTCGTCACGGGGTACGACCTTCAGCCGGTCGCGCGCGCTCGGGCGCCGCGCGGGCCGGACCGCGGACACCGCCGGCTCGTCGGCCTCGGTGGCCGGGGCCACCTTCCACCGGTTGCGCAGCATGCCCTGCACCGACAGCCCGAGACTGTCCATGTACGAGCGGACCACGCGCTGCAGCTCAACCTTGGCGTCCGGCTGCTCGGCCTGTGCGAGCGCGCGCACGAACAGCGCGACTTCGTAGCCCTGGTCCAGGGCTTCCCACGCCACGGCCTGCGGCTTGGCCCACAGGTCCCGCCACAGCTCGAACTCGCGGTCGGTCATCGCGGCCAGCGGCCAGGCCGGCGGCCCGCCCGCGCGGCCCTCCGCGGGCAGCGTCGTCCAGCCCGCCTTGTCCGACGGCCGATTCCTGCGCAAGGCGGCCGGGTCCGGCGGTGGCCCGGAGACCGGGCGCGCTCCACCCTTGGGCATGGTGATCACTCCTAACGCTGCATTGCGCAGCACAGGACACCGTCACCTTGCGTGACGATCTAGACCTTCTGAACCTGACG